CATTTTTGACCCGCGTTCAATTGCGTCATAATTGCGTCAATTGCGTAAGTTGACTCGCGGTCAATAACTGCTTATCTGCATATTTGCATAGGCGGTTATACACGCACGGACATTGCGTATCTGCTTATTTGCTTAGGCAACTTTGTCACTAATTGTCATAGATTCGTAACAGAACTGCCGACACAAACGACACAAAGCCAGCACAAAATCGACACAAATGCCTAAAATATCGACACAATCCGTGTCAAAAGAGGCCTTTATGCAACCATGTTGCATGGAAAAAAGCCAAAAAAGTGCCGTAAATGCAACCATGTTGCAGCCCCCCATGCCAATTTTGGATCGTTTTCCACCTGGGGCCGCCTCGTGATTTCTTGGGGTATAACCCAAAAAGTGCTTATTTCTGACAAAAAGTGTAAATGAAAACTGGCAAAATGTCGAAAAAGTGTTAGTTAAGTTGCTGATACTTAGAGAGATGCTCAAAATGCGCATTTTATCTTTAAAATAAATAAAAAAAAATATCTATTTATACATATCGTACATATATATATATATACGGACGTCTTTTCTGACATTTCTGTCATGCTTGTTTATTGGCATAGGGTTTGTATATTTGCCATGAACTAAAAATCTAATCTATGGAAGTTTACTTTGACCAAGAAGGTCGTGACAAACTACTACGTGGTGTCAAGACCATGTCGAGTGCAGTGAAGAGCACTCTTGGACCGAGTGGTAAGACGGTGATCATTGACTCTCCGACACATACTCGTGGTCTAACAATCACAAAGGACGGTGTTACAGTTGCAAAGAGCATTCACTTGAACGATCCAGTGGAGAACATGGCTGTTCGAATCGTTCGGGAGGCCAGTGAGAGGACTGCGATGACGGCAGGCGATGGGACAACCACTGCGGTGGTGATAACCGAGGCCCTTGTTGAGGGTGGGATGGCGTTGAACGCTGACTGGGGTACGGTCAAGAAGATCAACGAGCTGTCAGAGAGGACTGAGGGCTTGCTTGCCAAGATGGCAGTTCGGACAACTAAGCGTTGGATAGAGGACATTGCCACAATTTCTGCCAACAACGACAGACACATTGGGAAATTGATCGCTGACACGTACAAGAAGATCGGGAAGAACGGTGTGGTGACGGTTGAGAAGTCGATGACCACGGAGACCTACGCTGAGGTGATCAAAGGTATCCGCATGGATCGTGGGTATACGAACAAATTGTTCGTGAACAATCAGAAGAATGACGAGTACGTTGCTGAGGACTGCTACATCTTGATGACAGACATCGAGCTATCGAGCATCACTCAGATCCAGAACGCACTTGCGCCAGTGATTGACAGTCGGAAGCCTTTGTTGATCGTTGCGCCATGCTCTGCGAACTTCACAAATACGATCGCAGCGAACGTGTTGAAGAATAACTTGAAGTACTGCATCGTAGAGCCGCCTCAGTTTGGCTATAAGCAGCACGAGCTGATGCAAGACCTGGCGGTTGCGACAGGAGGACGGTTCTTCAGTCAGATGTCAGGCGATGACACAGCACTAATTGGCTTCGATGATCTTGGCTTTGCGTCAAAAGTAGTAGTATCGAGAGACAAGACGGTGCTGGTTCCAGACCCAAAGACCGACAACACCGAGGCATTGGAGATTTTGGTGAGTGAGTTGAAGCAAGCGCACGACCAGGCGAACAAAAAGCAGGACAGAGACTTCATCAAGGAGCGTATCTCGTACTTAACTGGTGGTGTTGGTATCATCCACGTGGGTGGTAACTCAGACGTTGAGCAAAAGGAGCTGTACGATCGGGTCGATGACTCAGTCTGTGCGGTTCAGTCAGCGATGGAGGAGGGCATTGTAGCAGGTGGAGGTCTCGCTCTGTACCGAATCGGTCAGCAGTTGCTGAATGAAAACTATAACAACAGGGTTGTTGAGTGTTTTGTGAGTGCAATCCAGGCTCCGTTCAACCAAATTATTAAGAATGCGGACCTAGACAGCGAATTTATCCTTGGGATGCTTCGAGATACGTCAGGTAACGAGGGTCTCAATGTTAAGACCAACGAGATTGGAGACATGTTCGACATGGGGATCGTTGATCCGCTAAAGGTTACAAAGACCGCTTTGAAAAACGCCATCTCCGTGGCGACTACAATTTTAACTACAAACGCAATAATCGCAAATGAGACCAATAGGTAAGTATCTGGTAATCAGAAAAATAGAAAAAGAAGCCCGAACACAAGTCGGGCTTCTACTGTCAGCTGATGACAAAAATAAAATGCGCTATGGTATAGGTGAGATTGTCAAGGTTGGTGACGATGTTAAGTCGGTCAACGATGGCGAGTTTATCTACTATGATAAGTTTGCTTCTCATGAAATGATTATTGCTGGAGAGGTTTTGACTGTAATACTTGAGCGAGACGTTGTCGTTGTTCTTGAATCTCCTGACGTCTTTGGCGTTTAGCCTCCTTCATTTCCATGTTCATCTTTCTGATGAAGTTTCTCATGACCTTGTCTGAGTAGACAGTGTCCTTGAGGAACATTGGATTAGTGTGAGGGTCCATTGAGATCTCCTCACGGTTGAGCTTCTTGTACATTGCGTTCACTGCTCGCCTACCCTTCTCAGTAATTTCATAGAGGGCCCTAGAGTTGTATGTCTTTTCACGCCATACGTGAACCCATCCATTCTCTAGGAGCCTTCTAAATCTATCGATATCCCAGCTCAGTACGTTGTTGTACTCCTCAAATCTTTCGTTGTCAAAATAACCCTCGCTGTATAGGAACAGGAGCATGTCCAGGTCCTGACTTTTTAGGTTGTACTTGCGTAGTGTCCAGTAACGTATTACCCTCCAGTACTTTAGGTAGTCGTGCTCTGGATGTCTTCTGTCGTATATTGGACGCTTGATGTTTCTGATCGGGATGTTTTCTTTATCCCAAACTCTTTTTGCTCTTCTTTTGAATGAATTCATATTCGTATATTTGCAGTAAAGCTAAAAAAAAATATGAACAGACCAACACTAAGTATGACTGGAATCGAGAAATGTATTCAGGTCAAGAAAGCAAATGATAAGAAAGAAGAACTAGCCGAAGCTGTCATGGAGGCACTTGCCATGGTTAAGACTAAAGAAGCTCTAGGTTATGGTAAGAAAAAGTGAGATGAAGTGTAACTCTCCACAGAGAACACCATCACATCCAAAAAAATCACATGTTGTCAAGGCTTGCTCTGCTGGAAAGGAGAAGGTTATCCGTTTTGGTGAGCAGGGAGCTAAGACTGCTGGCAAACCGAAGGCTGGAGAGTCTGAGGCTATGAAGAAGAAAAGATCGTCTTTTAAGGCAAGACATAGTAAAAATATTGCAAAAGGGCCAATGTCAGCAGCTTATTGGGCAGATAAGGTAAAATGGTAATGAAAAAGAAATCTACTGTTAACTCTGCTGGCAACTACACAAAGCCAAGTATGAGAAAGGCATTGTTCGAAAAGATCAAAGCTGGAAGCAAAGGTGGTGATCCTGGGGAGTGGTCGGCTCGAAAGGCACAGCTTCTTGCCAGTGATTATAAGAAAAAAGGTGGAGGATACAAATGAAAAAGCAGCAGCAGGATCTAAATAGGTGGACTAAACAAAAATGGAGAACTCCTAGTGGTAAGCCATCTAAGGAGACTGGAGAGGTTTATGCGCCTTCTGCAACTATTTCTAAGTTGAAGTCTACTCCAGCTGGTAGAGCAAAGCTTGCCATGGCTAACAAAGAGAAGAGAGAGGCAACAAAATCTGGAAAACAATACGCTTCTCATGGTCTACACAAGAACAAGAAGAGGTAAAAAGTTGTATATTTGTCAAAACATTTAGCTATGCCATTAAAGTCTGGAAAATCACAAAAAGTGATTAGTGAAAATATAAGAAAAGAGATTAAGGCTGGCAAGCCTAGAAAGCAAGCTATTGCTATTGCTCTTTCTAAAGCTGGTAAAAGTAAAAAATAATTAACCATGGAAGGGCTCGGAGACGTAATTGAAAAGGTAGTTGACTCCACAGGTATTTCTTATGTAGTAAAAAAAGTTGCTGGTAAGAAAAATTGTGGATGTGCTGCTAGAAAAGCTAAGTTAAACGAGTTATTTCCTTTTAAACAACAAGAAAATGGCAGTACAAAAATTACAAGCAGCTAGAGCTGCTGCTGTTACACCAAGTAATACTGTTGATATTCCTAATATTGCAACCCAGGATGGCCTTGGAAACAATGGTTGTGTGTTGTATGTTGGAACTGGAGGTACTTTAAGAGTTACTACCGCTGGTGGTGATGATGTAACCTTTACTGGTATCGTGAGTGGAACATTTGTTCCAGTTCAGGTTATCAAGGTTTGGGCTAGTGGTACCTCAGCTCTAAACATTATAGCATTATGGTAATTGTAATTGGAATAATCATCGGATGAGATTTTCGGACTTTCTATTAGTAAGCGATCCTGGCGATCTAGACTTCATTGTAGGTTATACAGAAGAACAGAACATTAGAATTAGTGTTACTGATTTTTTTGGTGATAACATAACTGGTTCTGGAAATGCAGGATATGTTCCTGTTTTTACATCAAATACCTCAATAGGTAACTCACAGATTTTCCAAGACGGTTCAAACATCGTGATTGGAGGCGTGAATGCCATGGGTTATCGTCTTGCTGTAGGAGGAACTATTTATGCCTTTAACGGAGCTGTAATAGAAACAACTAGCTCAGGTGCTGACGCGCTTAGAGTTATTTCCGAAGGAGAAAACATTTTTGTTATTCCAAATGACTTGGGCCAATCTATTACCAGCTCAAGAAGAATTATTCATCCTCCAGCTGTTCTTACAACTGAGTCTGCAACACTTGGTCAGTTAAATGCTGCTATATCTAACTTAGATGCTGAGATAGATATTTTACTTGCTCTTAAGGTTGATAAGACCTCTGTTGGAGTTGCTAACGGGGTTGCTTCTCTAGACGCAGGTGGTAAGGTTCCATTATCTCAGATTCCTGATTCCATTATTGGTCAGGTTCAGTACATGGGTACTTGGAATGCGCTTACTAATACGCCAACTCTAAATTTTTTAGTTCCAGAAGAAAAGGGACACTACTATGTTGTTTCTGTTGCTGGAGTATTTGGTGGTATTGATTTTCAAGTTGGTGACTGGATTATATCTAATGGGTCTTACTGGGAAAAAGTAGATAACACTGACGCTGTAACTAGCGTGTTTGGCAGAATTGGAGCTATTTTACCTTTAGAGGCTGACTATCAATCTTTTTACCCTAGACTTTCTCAGGCTTACGATAATCCAACATGGATTAACAGCCTTGCATTTTCAAAAATTACTGGCGTTCCTCCATTCCTTTTGGAGAATCAAACTATAACGCTCTCTGGAGACGTTACGGGCAGCGGTAAGACGTCCATTCCTACGACCATATCAAACAACGCTGTGAGCAATGAAAAGCTCAGAGACAGCGTAGGAACTTCTGTAATAGGACGATCTGTATTTAGTACTGGTGATCCTGCTGACATACAGGCAAACTCTGATGGTCATGTTCTATTAAGATCTGCTGGCAACCTTTTGTTTGGTCTTATTTCAAGTGATTCTATCTCTTCTATAAACTGGTCAAAGATTACAGGAACACCAACAACTTTGAGTGGTTACGGTATTACTGACGCTTATACGAAGACTGAGGCAGACAACAAGTTTGTCCCATACACTGGAGCAAGTGCTAACGTGAACCTTGGTTCAAATAACATTAATGCAAACTCTTTTATTAAGGTTGGAGGTACATCTTCTCAGTTCTTGAAGGCTGATGGATCTGTTGACGCTAGTCAATATGTGCCAACAACTAGGTCAATCAATGCTGGTACTGGACTTACTGGTGGTGGTAACTTGTCTTCAGATGTAAATATTTCATTTGATACTACTTGGGGAGATATTAGATACGCATATAGAACTAGACAGCTTACTATTAACGGAACAACTTACGATCTATCAGCAGATAGAACATGGAACGTAGGTACAGTTACTAGCGTAGGTCTTAGTATGCCATCTGCATTTACTGTCTCTAATAGCCCTGTAAATGGATCTGGAACGCTTACTGTTGTTGGTGCTGGTACTACTGCTGATTACATACGTGGTGATGGATCTCTAGCCGCATTCCCTTCTTTAGCAGGTTATGTTCCTTACACAGGAGCTACTCAAGATGTGGACCTTGGAACTTATGGATTAACTTCTGATTTTGTAAGATTTAACACAACTAACACTAGCATACCTTCTGCCGAAGGTGTAATGTGGTGGGATAATACAGATGGAACAGTAAGGCTGTCAGTTCAAGGAAACATATACAGTGTGCCAATTGGTCAAAGTGTTATTTCTAAGGTAAGAAATAATACAGATGTTAATCTACTTAGAGCTAATTATCAAGCAGTAAAAATTTCTGGTGCTCAAGGTCAGAGGCTTGCTGTTACTTTAGCTCAGGCTAATAATGATTTAAACAGCGCATCAACTTTAGGATTAGTATGTGAGAACATATCTAAAAATCAAGAAGGTTTTGTTATAAATATTGGGCAGATCACAAATATAAACACTACTGGAAGTCTTCAGGGTGAAACTTGGAATGACGGTGATGTAATTTATTTGAGTCCAACAATAGCTGGAGCAATTACAAATATTAAACCAGTTGCTCCTCAGCATACTGTTATTCTTGGATATGTTGAGTATGCTCATGCAAACAATGGTAAGATTTATGTAAAGATTGACAATGGTTATGAGCTTGAGGAACTACACGATGTTTCTGCTGAACCATTTGTAAATAATGGATTACTTTACAGAGACACTACTTTAAATCTTTGGAAGAGTGCAACTATTAGTACCATCCTTGGATATACTCCTGCACCTCAAGGTAATTATATCACTGCTCTTACAGGTGAAGTTACTGCTGCTGGTCCTGGATCTGTAGCTGCTACGCTATCAAACTCTGCTGTAACTGGAAAGGTATTGACAGGTTTGAATATAGCAGGAAATGAGATTCTTAGTACAGACTCAATATTAACTGCGTTTGGAAAACTTCAGCATCAAGTAAACCAGTTGGTTGGTGGTCTTCAATATGAAGGAACTTGGAACGCATCGACTAATACTCCTACAATTACTTCAAGTGTTGGTACAGATGGTACTTTTTACATTGTAAGCGTAGCAGGTACAACAAACATCAACGGAATTACTGATTGGCAGGTAGGTGACTGGATCGTATTTCATGATACTGCTTGGCAGAAGGTTGATAACAGTGACTCAGTAAGTAGTGTATTTGGAAGGGTTGGTAATATTGTTGCTAATCAATCTGATTACTCAGCATTTTATCCTTTAATAGCAGACATTAAGGATGGAGTTCTTACTGTCCAGGGTAATGGAGTTCTTTCAGGGTCAGGTACATTTAGTGCAAATCAGGCTACTAACAACACGATTACTCTTATACACAATGCTGTATCTAGAACAGATACAACATCTACTCAAGATCCATCTTTTGGTGGATCATTCACTGCTATCGATAGCGTTACATCATCTGCTGAGGGTCATGTTACGGCTATCAATACTAAGACTGTTACTATTCCTTCTACTGTTGCTACTGCTACACAAACAGGATTATTAAGCAATTCTGACTGGATTACATTTAATGGCAAGCAGAATGTTATAACACTTACAACAACTGGTACAAGTGGAGCAGCTACGTTAGTAGGTTCTACGTTAAATATCCCTAACTACGCTCCTGATTTAAGTGGATACGTAACTTTAGCTACTGATCAAACTATTACTGGCCTTAAAACTATTGTTAGAGGTGGTGATGTATTGAACTTTAAGATTGGCACTGATACTCTTTATGGATTGAGGGTTGCTTATAATCAAAATGAGCTTGTTCCAAGTGGAGAGGCTACATGGAGCTTTGTGAATACATTTAATAGAAATGGAAGCGGTTTTGAAACAACTCCTATCTCATTCTTTAGAGGAGTTCTTGTTACAGGAGAAAGACTTTTAAGTGCGTCTATTAATTCAAACCTTTTAGACTACTACTCAAACAATCCATCTGGTAGATATCCTGTGTACACTTATAATACTGGGGTACAACAGTTTTCTACTGGTATTATTGTTGGAAAGACTACTGGAGTTGTTAACGCTGCAACAGGAGCTATTTCTGACTTGCCTTCTGGTGTTGTTGCTAACTTCAATGGTCGAGTTATTGGATCTAACGCTGTAAACTCGAACGAATTTGTTGCGCTTGGTCAGCTTGGTAGTTATGTTCCAACATCTAGAACTCTCACAATTAATGGAGTAAGTTATGACTTGTCTGCTGATAGATCATGGACTATTACAGCTGGAGTTTCATCGGTAACGGCATCAAGCCCATTGTTTTCAAGCGGTGGTTCTACTCCTAACATTACCATTCAACAAGCAACTGCGTCACAGAATGGATTCCTATCTAGCTCAGATTGGACGACATTCAATAGTAAAGCAAATGCTAATGGTAGCAATGCAAGTGGTACATGGGGCATTAGTATTACTGGTAACGCTGAGACTGTAGATGGATTTAGTGCTTCTCAGTCTAATGTTCCAAATAATATTGTTGTAAGAGACTCTAGTGGTTACATCTTTGGTAGCTATATAAACATGACTGATGATGGTAATCCTGGAGCAGGAACAGCTATTACCTCGTTTATTACCAAGCAGGGAGATAATTATTATAGGTCTGTTTCTCCTACAAATGCAATGTCTTCAATTAGAAGTGTTGCCTCTGGATCTTGGGGAATTAATATTACAGGTAATGCTACCTATGCATTAAACTCGACCAGGCTTTATGCATCAGACGCACCATATACATACGGGGGTTCATCTCCATATTATATGTACATGAATTATGATGGTGGTAGCTATTGGGAACTTAAAGTTTCTCCAGCGACTCCTGGTGCAGTTCGTGTTGCTTATGCTAACAGTGCTGGTAGTGCTGCATCTGCAAGTTCAGTTCCTTGGAGTGGGGTTACAAGTAAGCCATCTTATTTGATGTATTATCAAGGTTTTACCTTGGATGCAAATACAATGGATACCAATGCGACTGGATTCACGTATGGTGTAAACGCACCGTATACTGGACCAATCGCAAGATTTAGTGCAAATGGTGGATACGATCTTTGGTTAAATGCTCCTTATGGTGGGGATGGTTATGGATTAGCTTTCAGAACTAGAAATGGTGACACTGGAACATTTAACTCCTGGAAATATCCTGCTATATATGGGATAAATGTTAATGGAGGAGGAGCATTATATGCTACTATTTATTATGATCAGAATAATACGGCATATTATGTTGATCCAGCTTCAGGTTCAGTACTTTCAGGTAAATTACTATTGAACTCTGACAGTGGAGGTTATGGTCAATTTCAGATCAACTCTTCTAGTATATCTGTTGAATCAACCATTGTATTTGGTTCAGGAGGTTCTGGTCAAAACAGTGGTCAATATACTTATGCTGGGGTAATTGGCTTGGGTGCATACGGTAACTCTAAAGCAAACTTCTATTTTGGAGCTGGATATAGTGGTCCTGCCATGTTTATTCCTAACTCTAGTGCTTATGTTGAGGCTATCAACTCTTTCAGAGCTCCTATTTTCTATGATTCTAATAATACTGGATATTATGTAGATCCTGCATCAGGATCTAGAATGAACTCTATAACGTATGATAATCTTTACTTTTCAGGAGATTCCACTTATGGATTCTTAGGAAGAAACGTATATGCAGATACAGTAAATGGTAGAGGATCAGATCCTTTAGAACTTAATTACTATGATGGAGGTGGTGTAATTATTGGCGCAGGAGGTACCAAATCTTTAACAGCTGGAGATATAAGCGCTAATTATAATTTAGTAGCAAGAAGTAATACAACAAGTGGTGCAGCTGGAGGAGTAATTAATTTAGGTGGTTCAAGTGCGGATCCATCTTCATTAGGTAATGGAGGTATAATAGGTCTTACTTGGGGACTTAGATCAGATAGCTCTCCATATTATATGGTTAAATCCACTTATCAATCTTATGGATCTTATTCATATAATAGACTAGATTTATCTTGGCATACTGGAATAATAATAGGAGCAGATCCAACTTATAATGGAGTTCGTTTTTATAATAACTCATTGAATGTTGCGACTGGTATATTATTTAGTGTTGGAGATGGAGATAGTGCAGTAAGAGCGATTAATTCTATTCGTACTCCTATATTCTATGACTTAAATAACACTTCATATTATGTAGATCCTGCTAGTACATCTTTATTAAATTATTTAAGAGTAGAAAATCAGTTTTACGTTGGTAATGGTAGTCAAATTAATATTAATTATGATCAAATTTGGAGACCAGATGGAGGCCAGATTCATATAGGATATAGTGCTGCCAATAATATTCAATTAAATAATGGAGGTGGGTATACTTATTCTATTACATCTCTAAGAGCTCCAATATTTTATGATTCAAATGATACTTATTATAATTTAGATCCTAACTCAACATCTAGAGTTAATGTACTATTAAGCCTTAGCCTTAGGAATAATTACACTGTAGATGTAGATCATGCGTATGGTATTTATTTTGATTCAGGAGGATCTACTGGTTATGCAATATATCGTGAAAGCGGATCTTGGGCTTTTCCTTATCCTGATTTAAGAATTTCATTCCATACAGGAATTAAACTTGGAGCTAATGCTTCTTACAACGGTATAAGATTCTATACGGATACTGACATGGGAACACAAGTTATGTCAGTTAATAATGGATCAGATGGATTTGGTGGAGGTAATGTTTACATCAATAATAGCCTTTGTGTCGAAGCAGCGATTCAAACAGGAGGTTGTGGTTTTGTTCGTGCATCAGCTGCTAGTTGCTATGATGGAATTAATACATTGTATTGGTATGGATTAAATGGCAATACTAATTCCTATTGTGTGAATTGGAGTGTAGGTGGTTGTGGATTTAGCTTTAATAGTTACGGAAATAGTGCTTACTTAAATCAATATCAAATTGTAGTTTCACCACCATCAGGCGAGTGTTTCTATTATGATTCTTGGAGTGGTGACGTTTACATTGGAGGAACTCTTTATCAAAATTGGTATTCAGATTGCAAATACAAAGAGAATATTACAGAGATTGATTCAGCTCTTGATAAGATTGAAGCAATGCGTGGTGTTGAGTTTGATTGGAATGAACTAGGTGAAGAAGAAGCATTTAGAAAAGGACATGAGGTTGGAGTGATTGCACAAGAAGTTCAAGCTGTATATCCTCAAGCGGTAAGAGAAGTTTCTAAAGAAAGAGAAGATCATGTGGTAACTGCTCTTGTTGTTGACTACGAAAAGTTTACGCCTCTTCTTATTCAATCAATAAAAGAGCTTAAGGTCCAAGTTGATAACATAAAATCTAGATTAGATGCAAGCGGTTTATAATTGGAAAATAGGAAAAATAGAAGCTAAAAAAAGCTTTACAGATAAGTTTGGTAACGTAAGAGAAAATGTAATCAAATCAGTAGAACTTATATTTGTTGGTGAAAAAGAAGATGATAAAAAAGAATATACGACTAACGTTTCTTTTAACTTGATAGATCTTTCTGACTTCAAAGATGCATCAACACTTTCAAAAGAAGAAGTGCTTCAATGGGCACTTGTAAAAATTAATCCTAAAGAAAAACAGTATATAGAAAAAATTGTTAAATTGCAGCTCAATGAAGAAGAGTCAAAAACTCTAATAATAGAATTGTAATTTAATGAATATCATACTTGAAGTAAATGGTGGTCTTGGCAAGAACATAGCATCAACTGCTTTTTGTGCAAGAATAAAAAAAAAGTATCCTCAAAGTAAATTGATAGTATTTACATTTTGGAAAGATGCTTTTTTAAATAATCCTAACGTAGACGTTTGTCTTGGTAAAGGAGAAGATCCAGATTTTTATGAGAAGTATATAGAAAATCAAGAAGTGTTATTCTTACTCAATGATCCATATTTATCTAATGGTCACATGAATAAGATAGAACATTTGATACAGTCATGGTTCTCAATGATTGGAGAAGAATACAAAGACGAATTACCAGAACTATATTTTACCAAACAAGAAGAGCAATATTACACACAGTTCTTCAAGTTTCCAAAGGATGTATTTATAATACAAGCTAATGGTGGTGGGCCTCCTCAGCAAGGAATGGATTCATATAATTGGGCTAGAGACATGCCACCAAATATAGTTCAGAGAATTATTGACAAATATAAAGATCAGTATTCTGTAGGTGTTGTAAGAGCAGAACATCAAATTAAATACAACAACTGTCTAGACTTTAAAGACAAGTGGAGGATGATTGCAATAGGAATGAAATCTTCAAAGAAGAGACTATTTATAGATAGTTCCTTTCAGCATATTGCAGCTGCATTGAACTTACCATCTACAGTTGTATGGAGTGTTACAAGCCATGACATATTTGGATACAAAATACATGAAAATATTTTAGCAAATCCACATACAAAATATCAAAAGCCTACTGACATGATAAATAGGTTTAGACTTGTTGAGCCTTTGCAAAATATGCCTTATGAGAGTTTTAATGATATTTTTAGTTTTGAAAAAATAATTCAATCTATCGAAAATCAATGAAGGTAGAAATATCAATTGGAGAGTTAATAGATAAGTGGACAATACTTAAGATAAAATCTGAGAGAATTTCAGATCAAAGTAAACTTATAAACATCAAAAAAGAGATAGAGTATCTGTATAATGAAGTTTTAAAAATAAAAGGTCTTATTAATGATGATCTTTCCGAAAATCTATTGAAGGTTAATCAAATGTTATGGCAAGTTGAAGATGATTTAAGAGTCTTTGAATCCAATAATATTTTTAATGAATCATTTGTATCTTCAGCTAGAAGCGTTTATAAGTTAAATGATTTAAGGGCTTCTATTAAGATGAAAATTAATTTAAAATATAACTCTAACTTTGTAGAAGAAAAATCACACATTTAAAGATAAAAAAAATGATTTACACATGGAAAGTTACTGGCATGAAGGGCATTGACTTGCCTAACGAGCCAAACGCAATTATCCAGACTTACTGGACAAAGACAGGAGTTGATGAGCAAGGTAACGAGGGAGTATTCTCTGGGGCAACTCCATTTCCTCCTAGCTCAATTGATCCAGACAACTTTATTCCTTACGATCAGTTGACAGAAGAGATTGTACTTGGATGGATTCAAGCTGTTGTTGTTGGGTCTTATGAAGAGCATGTAAACGCTCAGATTCAAAAGCAGATTGATCAATTGAAGGTTAAGGATGAACCACTTCCTTGGGCTCCTCCAACTCCTGATCCAACTCCTGGTGCAGAGTAAAAAATAGTAGTATATTTGTCAAAAATTAAATATTTATGAAACTCAAATTAAAAGACCTAGTGCTCTTAAGACAAGAGCTTAATGGATTGTCTGATCGGACAACTGGACAAATTTTCTACAAAGGTCTCCTACTACAGGAGATTCACTTCAAGGCAAAGTATCAGCTTTCAAAACTTTCTAAAGAAATTGAGAAAGAGATTGAGGAGCTTTCTGAGTCTGAGAAGGAACTATTCAAGAAGTATTTCGGAGAAACGGAGCCAGAGCAAACAAAGGAATTCTTTGAAAGCGAGGAATTTATTAACTATAGCAACGAAAGAGCTGAGTTGTTTGACACTGAGATTGACTTCAAAGACTTCTACTTTAACGTAGATGATTTTGACTTTAAGTCAAGTGAGTCGTATCCAGTTTTTATCGACTTATTCCTTAAATAGTTATATTTGTATCCATGAAGGATACAGTATTAAACATGGTAAAGAACTCCCATTTCAGCAGACGCTGTGGTGGGATTTCTTTTTGTCAATAGATTAGCAAGATGCAAGTAAAAGCCCTATCCCCCTGGACTATCAGCGATAACATCACATTTGGATTTCACTCAGCATTCATTGGTACGCCAGTGATATACCTATTCGAGAGGTATGTATTTAATGACTGGGACTTTCTAGTAAGCATAGGGCTTCTAGTTTTATTTGACACCGTGTTCGGTTCTTGGCTCGCAATTAAAGAGAAAAGATTTAGTGCCACAAAAGGCATGAGTGGCTTTATTAAGAAACTTGGTTACATAGCAATGTCAGTAATGCTTATTGGTATAATTGACAATGCAAAGATTGGAGGTAAGGAAAGTTTCTTTAGCGACATTATTGATTCGGCAGCTTTATCAGTACTTATGGCATTTGAGGCTGTTTCAGCGATTAAAAACCTTTACAAACTAAACCCTCCAAAATCCGTTAAGAGTCCTTTAGAAAAAATATTGAAAAGGCTATCTAACTGGATGGAGTCATGGTAAGAGATTTACAGAAGTCACTTGGTGTTAAAGATGACGGGCTTATTGGCAAAGTAACTGTAAATAAGTTCGCGGAAAAGCACAAGTTAAACGCAGTAGAGTGTGCTCATTTTTTTGGACAGTGTGATCATGAGACTGCTGGATTTACAGCGTTTGTTGAGAACCTTAATTATTCAGCTCAAGGATTATTAAAAACTTTTCCAAAATATTTCAATGAAAAAACTGCTATGGCTAACGCGAGGAAGCCTCAAAACATTGCTAACATTGCTTATGCTAACAGGATGGGTAACGGTCCAGAATCGTCAGGAGACGGATGGAAGTACAGAGGAAGAACACCTATTCATCTAACTGGTAAAGCAAACTACGAACAAGCTTCAAAGCACTTTGGTATCGACTTTGTAGAGAATCCAGATCTTACACTTCAGTATGGTTTTGAGATAGCCTTGTGGTTCTTCAAAAAAAATCGCATATTTGCATTATGTAAAGATTTGTCTGACGAATCAATAACCGCTGTAACTAGGCGAATAAATGGAGGACTAAATGGAATTGATCAACGAATTAAAAAAACTAAAAAGTATTTCCATCCGTAGGTACTACACTCATCTACTCGCTGTAGTTGTTGGTTTTGTATTTGGAGTGCTTTCTATTCAGGAGAAAGAAGAGAAGGTTAAAATCAAGTATGAGACAAAGAACGTACCGTTTAAGGAGTATGTATTCATTGATGTCCCAAAGCCAAAGTACGTTAGAGATACTGTTATTAAAGAAGTAAAGTATCCAGTAAATGTTTTTGAGGGTGTACAGAAGACTGAGTTTGGAGATCTAGGTTATAAGGCTTCAACCGCTGGTCATCTTTTAGATCTAGAATTTAAACCAGATTTTCAGATCCCAGTAACAAATACAATAGTTGAAAAGACAATAGAGCGTTCGTCATTGTACGCAAACGCATCATACACAATTAACAATCACTTATCTGTAGGTCTAACATTTGTTCACAAGAAGTGGGAGCTAGGTTATAGCAGAGGTCTTGACAATTCAAACACAATAAGAATAGGAAGAAGAATATTTTAATAACAATCAAATGGCACAAATTGAAAAAACACAACTAGAAAAGATCCACAGTCTACGAGTAGCTTACGCAACAGCTAAGTTGAGAATTGCTGAGATCGAAATTGAGAAGCAGGGTCTTTTCATTCAACTATCAAAGGTATCTGAAAAGATTGCTGAAGAAGAGGAAGCTATTAAGGCTGAGTTCGGAGAGGACGCAGTTATCGACCTTAAGACGGGTGAGGTGACCAATGGTAATTCGTAAAGTATCTATCGGTGCAGACTACAAGGGTAGTTCTATGCACTACGTTGTAGGTCAATCTGTTTTCAACGACACTTACAGAATACATCTTATTAGAGAGGTCAATAGACGTATCGAGATATTTGTTATTCACGGTGAAGAAGGATCAGGTGAGATTTATCTATGGAAGACCTTCAACGAGAACATGCCAGCAACTTTAGAATTTAATCTTGATTTTGAATGAGGTCACCATTTCACTTTATTGTAGAGCCAGTAGGTGGTTCTAGGTACGATAACGTGAAGAGCATTGGAGGTATAGACTTTATTACTAGCACTTCAAAAGAAGATCACAAGGCATCTAATAGGCACGCTAAAGTTTTGGCTACACCTATTGGGTATACTGGAGACGTTATGCCAGGGGATATTGTGATTGTTCACCACAACGTATTTAAGTACTACAACGACATTCATGGCAATGAGCGTAGTGGCAGATCACATCTATTCGACAGCATCTTCTTGATTGATGATGATCAGTTTTACCTGTACAAGAGAGATGGAGACTGGAAGGCTCATTCACGGTATTGCTTTGTTAAACCAGAGAAACGAATGGATAACTACATTCTTTCAAAGATTGGAAACGAAGAATACTTGAGAGGAACTCTTATATACCCTAACCAAGATCTTATTGACAAGGGATTGAAGAGCGGTGACAAGGTTGCCTTTACTCCAGAAAGCGAGTATGAGTTTGAGATAGATGGAGTTACACTCTACAGAATGTATTCTAAAAATGTTTGCATAGAACTAAATGGAGTTAAATGAAACAAAGAGAAAGATTATCAGTGCTGGCCGAAAGGCTGTGATGCACTTGATAGAGGTTGCCGAGGAGAGGATTATCTCTGGTGGCGAAGAAGACCTTTCTGCTGACAAGTTAAAGAACGCTGCTGCCACTAAGAAGCTGGCAATATTTGATGCGTTTGAGATACTTGATCGCGTTGAGGCAGAGGAAGAACTTCTAAATAAAACAGACAAGGATGAAACTGGAAAAGGTGGATTTGCTGAACGAAGAGCAAAGAGACACGGGTAAATCCCTGTACACAATCATTGATGTTATACCCGAAAAGGATAGAATCAAGGGTAATACCAAAAAGATATACCAGTACGGGTATAACTCTGAGTATGACCTTGTGGTTATATCTAAGGATGGTACCATTGGTGAAATATATCAGATCAACGGTTTAAAGGTTGCACTACCAGAGGATCCTAAGAAAGTTTACAGCAGATCTGCAAAGAAAGAAGATCAGTACTGGGAGAGGTTTGAATTTCCTTCAGCACTTTCTAAGATAAAGTCAATCTTCCAGTGGAACAAGATGCCACTCCAGTTTAGAAATACTTGGGTTGATTACATTGACACTGAGTTTGACAGGAGAGACAATGGTTTCTGGTTTAAGAACAACGGGGTATCAACATACATTACTGGTGGTCACTACATGTACTTGCAGTGGTCTAGTATTGACGTTGGTTTCCCAGACTTCAGAGAGGCTAACAGAATACTTTACATTTACTGGGAGGCTTGCAAGGCTGATCCAAGATCGTTTGGAATGGTGTACTTGAAGATCAGACGTTCTGGTTTCTCGTACATGGCAGATGGTGAGATTGTTAACATCGGTACAAACATTCACAACGGACGTATAGGTATACTATCCAAGACTGGTCCAGATGCAAAGACGATGTTTACGGATAAGGTTGTGCCTACGTTTAGGAATTATCCGTTTTTCTTTAAGCCTATTCAGGACGGTATGGATAACCCAAGAACTGAGCTGGCATTTAGAATACCATCCTCTAAGATCACGGCAAAGAACTTTAAGACTATGCATGATGAGGAGGAGCCAGAGGAAGGTCTTAACACTACCATTGACTGGAAGAACACCGCAGACAATAGTTACGATGGTGAGAAGTTGCAATTGTTGGTACATGACGAAAGTGGTAAGTGGTCACAACCAAATAATATTCTGAACAATTGGCGTGTAACAAAAACATGTTTGCGTCTAGGTAGAAAGATTATTGGAAAGTGCATGATGGGATCTACGTCCAACGCACTTGACAAGGGTGGTGAGAACTTCAAGAAGTTGTACGAAGACTCAAGGCCAAATAAGAGATCTGAGAACGATCAGACTAAAAGCGGTCTTTATGCTTTATTTATCCCTATGGAGTGGAACATGGAAGGCTTCATAGATAAGTACGGCATGCCAGTATTTAGAAAGCCTGATAAGCCTGTAATAGGGGTCGATGGTGAGGTTATAAACCTTGGGGCTATAGACTACTGGGAGAATGAAGTAAAGTCTCTTAAAAGCGATCCTGATGCCCTTAACGAGTTCTATCGTCAGTACCCTAGAACAGAGTCTCACGCGTTCAGAGATGAGAGCAAGCAATCGATATTTAACCTTACCAAGATCTACACTCAGATTGACTTTAATGACAGCTTGATCGCTGGCAGCTTTACCACTAGAGGGTTCTTTAGTTGGAGAGATGGTAAGAAGGACAGCGAGGTTGTTTGGACTCCAGATCCAAGAGGTAGGTTCAACATATCCTGGGTTCCTCCACGTGGTTTACAGAATAGAGTTGATAGGAGAGGTGATTTGTTCTATCCAATGAATGAGCATATCGGTGCGTTCGGTTGCGACTCCTACGATATTTCTGGTACTGTAGATGGTTTTGGATCTAACGGAGCATTGCATGGATTGACTAAGTTTAATATGGAAGACGCTCCAAGTAATGAGTTTTTCCTAGAGTATGTGGCACGACCTCAGACGGCAGAGATATTTTTTGAGGAAGTATTGATGGCGTGCTTCTTTTACGGTATGCCAGTCCTTGCAGAAAATAATAAGCCAAGATTGTTGTATCACTTTAAGAATAGAGGTTACAGACACTTTTGCTTGAATAGGCCAGATAAGCCACTTTCAAAACTTTCTCCAACTGAGAGAGAGCTTGGTGGTATACCTAACTCAAGTGAGGACGTACGACAGGCTCACGCATCAGCTATTGAGACGTACATTGAAAAGAATGTTGGATTTGATATGGAGGGGACGTACAGAGATCCGTCAGAGATGGGGTCGATGTACTTCAACAGAACTTTAAATGATTGGGCTAAGTTTGATATTAGTAATAGAACAAAATACGATGCCTCTATTAGTTCTGGTTTAGCTATTATGGCTAATCAAAAGCACATGTATCAGCCTGAGAGAAAAGAGTCAAAAATAAGCATTAAATTTGCAAGATACAAGAACAATGGGACAACCAGTCAAATAATTAGCTAATGCGGAAAGAGTCGAATATAAACATATCTCCGATCCAGTTTCCAAGTCAGCTTGCCACAGATGCAGAGAAGGCGAGCGTAGATTTTGGATTAAGAGTTGGACAGGCCATTCAATACGAATGGTTTAGGAGAGACAGCGGATCTGCAAGGTACTACAATCAGTGGAAAGACTTTAATCGTCTTAGATTGTATGCTCGTGGAGAGCAGCCTATTCAGAAGTACAAGAACGAATTAGCTATTGATGGTGACCTTTCCTACTTAAACATTGACTGGACGCCAGTTCCAATTATCCCTAAGTTTGTAGACATCGTTGTTAACGGTATGTCTGACAGACTTTTTACAATTAAAGCCTACGCTCAAGATGCTCTTTCTGCCGAAAGGAGAAATCAGTATCAGGACATGATCGAAGGTGAGATGGCTGCAAAAGAAGTTCTACTACAAGTTCAAGATAAGTTTGGTATAGATCCATTCATGGTAAGCCCAGAAGACTTGCCAAACGATGACGAAGAGCTATCTCTATTTATGCAGCTTAACTATAAACCAGCTATTGAGATCGCTGAAGAAGAGGCAATCAATACAATCTTATTGGAGAATCATTACGATGACATCAAGAGACGTTTTGATTACGATCTAACAACTATTGGTATCGCTGTAGGTAAGCACGAGTTTCTTCCTGGAGAAGGGGTAAAGATTAACTACGTAGATCCAGCTAACGTGATCTACAGTTACACAGAAGATCCATACTTTAGAGATTGCTTCTACTGGGGTGAAGTTAAGACAGTTCCAATGAGTGAGCTGATCAAGATCAACCCTAGACTTACTAAAGAGGAGTTGGAAGAGATTTCGAAAACAAATCAGTCTTGGGGTGAATACTACTCTGTTTCAAGATTTTATTCTGATGATGTTTTCTCAAGAGACACTTGTACTCTTCTATACTACAATTACAAGACCACAAAGACTTACGTTTATAAGAAGAAGATTCTAGATGGCAACGCTGCTAGAGTAATCGAGAAGGATGACACATTTAATCCTCCAGCCGAGATGATGGAGGAGGGAAGATTCGAAAGAATTGAGAAGACTATTGACGTGTGGTACGAAGGTGTTATGGTAGCTGGTACTCAGATTGTATTGAAGTGGCAGTTGATGGAGAACATGGTTCGTCCAAAGTCTGCATCTCAGATGGCCATGCCAAACTACGTTGCCGTTGCTCCAAGAATGTACAAGGGAACGATCGAGTCTTTGACTAGACGTATGATCCCTTTTGCAGATCTTATCCAGATCACTCACCTTAAGTTGCAGCAGGTTATTTCAAGAATGGTGCCAGACGGTGTGTTTATTGATGCTGATGGTTTAAATGAGGTTGACCTTGGTAACGGTAACGCATACAATCCAGAGGATGCGCTAAGACTATATTTCCAGACTGGTAGTGTTGTTGGACGTAGCTACACTGGAGACGGTGACTTCAACAACGCAAGGGTTCCTGTACAGCCTCTCACAGGCACTACGGGACAGTCTAAGATGGCCGCGCTAATAAATAACTATAACCACTACCTTGAGATGTTGCGTGGCGTGACGGGGCTAAATGAGGCTCGTGACGGAAGCGATCCAGACCCACGTGCTTTGGTTGGTGTACAGAAGCTTGCAGCACTTAACTCAAACACTGCAACAAGACATATTCTTGACGCAAGTTTGTTTATGACCAAGACATTTGCTGAGGCACTTAGTGTTAGGGTTTCTGATATCTTGGAGTACGCTGACTTTGCAGAAGAGTTTGCGATGCAGATCGGTAAGTACAATGTTGGTATCCTAAGAGATATTAAGGACTTGTACTTGCATGACTTTGGAATCTTTATTGAGCTTTCTCCAGATGAAGAGCAGAAGGAGAGACTTGAGCAAAACATTCAGATTGCTCTATCTAGAAACGATATCAACCTTGAGGATGCTATCGACATCAGAGAGATCAAGAACATTAAGATGGCTAACCAGCTTCTTAAGGTTAAGAGAACTAAGAAGATGGAGCAAGATCAGAAGAACGATATGATGAAGCAGCAGATGCAGGCTCAGATTAACATGCAGTCTCAACAGGCAGCTGCTCAAATGGAAGTTCAGAAGATTCAACTTGAAACAGAAAGTAAGATCCAGCTTAAGCAGGCTGAGAATGCAATGGATCTAGAGAAGCTTAAGGGTGAGGCAATGTTGAAACTACAGTTGATGGAGCGAGAGTTCCAGTACAACATGCAGTTGAATGGTATGCAAACCCAGTTGCTGAAGGATCGAGAGGAAATGAAGGAGGACAGAAAGGATGAGAGAATCAGCAAGCAAAACACTCAGCAGTCAAAGTTAATTACTCAGAGAAAAAATAACTTACCTCCAATGAAGTTTGAATCAAACGAAGACAGTTTAGACAAGTTTGATCTAGCTTCATTCGAACCAAAATAAATTAAATAATAACTAAATTTGTAATCTAATGGAATTAAAAGTAAGAGCGTTAGACGATGTAGAGCAGAAGTCTGCTCAACAAGTTGAAGAAGAGTTGCTTAAGAAGCACGAAGAGCAGGTTGCTGCTACAGAAACTGTAGAAGAAACTGTAGTTGTAGGGCAGCAGGATTTAAGCGAGGATAAAGTCCTTGACTTTCTTGACAAGAAGTACGGAAAGAAACTCTCAAGCGTAGAGGATCTATTCGCACAACAGAAAGAAGAGTTACCAGAAGATGTTTCTGCGTTCTTGAACTTCAAGAAGGAAACAGGAAGAGGGCTTAATGATTTTATTAAGATCAATACTGACTTGGATTCAATGAACCCAGATCAGCTACTTAAAGAATATTACTCTCAGAAGGAGAGTGATCTTGACCCTGAAGAAATTGAGTACTTGATAGCTGACAAGTTCAGCTATGACGAGGATCTCGATGACGAAAAGGATATCAAGAAAAAACAGATTGAAAAGAAAAAAGAACTTGCAAAAGCTAAGAAGTTCCTTGAGGAACAAAAGCAGAAGTACAAGGCACCGCTTGAGTCAAGCTATGGTGGCCTTTCTGCTGAGGACCAAGAGGCACTGAGGGCTTACAAGGAATACTCAGCGAAAGCTAATAGTAGCCAAGAGCTTGAACAACGTCAGGCAGAGTGGTTTCTTAAGAAGACAGAAGAGGTTTTCAACAACGATTTCAAAGGTTTTGATTTCAAGATTGGAGACAAAGAACTGAAGTTTTCACCAGGAGACCATAATGAACTGAAGAAAGTTCAGTCTAACATCAACAACTTCATTGCAAAATTTGTAAATAATGATGGATTGATCGAGGATGCTAAAGGTTACCACAAGTCGTTAGCTGTTGCTATGAACCCAGAGAAATTCGCTAAGTTTTTCTATGAGCAGGGGATTGCTGACGCTGTCGAAAAGGAAGCTAAATCAAGCAAGAACATAAACTTCGATGTGAGAAGATCCCCTGAAGTGATGAACAAGGGAAGTTTCAAGGTTACTAGCTTAGGAGACAACGATGGTCGAGGTCTTCGAATTAGGTTTAAAAAATAAAAAAACAAAACAATGGCAGGATCATTACAAACTGTACCTGGCTTTCAATTACAGCCAAGTGCAGAGCGAGTAGCCCTCGCAACTAACTACATTACCGACTTCAACTTCTTGAACCAGTATCTACCTGATACTTACGAGAAAGAATTTGAGCGTTACGGTAACCGAAGCGTAGCATCTTTCTTGAGATTGGTGAGCGCAGAATTGCCTTCTACTTCTGACTTGATCAAGTGGACTGAGCAAGGACGTCTTCATACTAAGTATGTAAACGTAACTCAAGATGGAGCCGCTGGCGACTCTAATGCAACTTTTACCGTACCTGCTGGTCAGCTATCTGGTAAAGGATTTGTAAACGGTAGCATTGCTATCCGTGTTGGACAAACTGTCCTTATCTCTGAAGAAGGTGCTGGTGCTCAAGGTCTAAACAAAGGTATCGTTACCGCTGTTGACTATGCAGCAAGAACTTTTGACGTAGCTTACTACGAAGCAGCTGGACAAACTTTCGCAGCAACTAAGACTGTTTCTGTGTTTGTTTACGGTTCTGAGTTTAAGAAAGGAACTCTTGGAATGGAGAACTCTCTTGAGTCTGATGGTGAGATCTTCGAGAACTCTCCAATCATCATCAAAGATCACTATGCAGTATCTGGTTCTGACATGGCTCAGATCGGATGGGTAGAGGTTGAAGGTGACAATGGCCCAGGTTTCTTGTGGTACCTAAAGTCTCAGCACGAGACCCGTCTTCGTTTCGAAGATTATCTTGAGACTGCAATGATCGAAGCTATCCCTGCGGCAGGTTCTGCTGCTGGATCTGCTAAGGTGTTGGGATACAAAGGATCTGAAGGTCTATTTGACGCAATCGGTAAGAGAGGTAACGTATGGGCAGGTGGTAACCCATCTACTTTGGATGATTTCGACAGCATCGTATCTCGTCTTGACAAGCAGGGATCTATCGAAGAAAACGTAATCTTCTTGGATCGTCAGTTTGGTTTCGACATTGACGATATGTTGGCAGCTCAAAACAGCTATGGAGCTGGAGGTACTTCTTACGGTCTATTCGACAACGATGAGAAGATGGCTCTTACTCTTGGTTTCACTGGCTTCCGTAGAGGTTATGACTTCTACAAGTCTGACTGGAAGTACTTGAACGATCCAACCATGCGTGGTGGTCTAGTAGGTGGAGCTGTATCTGGTGTTCTTGTTCCAGCTGGAACTACTACCGTTTACGACAACGTACTTGGTAAGAACGCTAAGCGTCCATTCTTGCACGTTCGTTACAGAGCTTCTGAGACTGAAGATCGTAAGTACAAGACTTGGGTAACTGGTTCCGCTGGTGGAGCTCAGACTTCAAGCTTGGATGCAATGGAGGTTCACTTCTTGTCTGAAAGAGCGTTGTGCACAATGGGTGCTAACAACTTCTTCTTGTTCGAGAAGTAATAGTAAAATAGGAGGGGCCGTTCGGCCTCTCCTTTTACCTTTAAACAAACAAAATAATGGCTAACGGAAAATCACAACCTGCTTCCCCATTTGGATGGGTGAACAGTCTGAGAAGCGTATCTTCTAAAATTAGAAGAACTCCAGCTTCAAAACCTGCTGAGACAAGATATAATAAGGACGGTGAAGTAATTGGAGGCAATAAAATTTTTAGTAGAACTGATTCTGCTGGAATGCAAAATTTTGGAAAGAAAGTAGCGGCTGCTATGAATGCTCCAAAACCTGTTGTTAAAGCGTCAGCACCAAAAGGTCCTTCTATTGCCCAGCAAAGAGCGGCTGCTGCTAAACCAGTTGTTGCAAAAGTTGGAAAATCTGGTATCGATGGTATGGGTGTCGCTGGACTTGCTAAGGCTGCTCCAAAGGCAATCAATGTAACTCCTTCTAGAACTTACACAGACAAAGAAAAGCAAATTAACGCTTTGCTTATGACTGGCAAGAAGAATGATGGAACTATGAAGGCTTCTGCTCAACGTAAGATTCAAAAAATTCGTAAAAAGTAAAAGTATGAAAAAGACAACCAAAAAAGTAGATCCTCCTAAGAAGGGTACAAAAGTTAGTGGACCTATTGCGAACTCAACACGTAGAGCTCCATTAATGAATGTAAATGTTGGTAAAGGTCAGAAAATGGCTGTTGATACAACTAGTATGAGTAAACCAGATCCTAAGACCTTTAACTTTACAATCACTAACTCAGCTGGAAAAGTTGTCCGAAAAGGAAACTTAAGCGAAGGTATTGGTAAGGCTGGAGCTAGAGAAATGGTTAGCAAGCTTAAAGCAAAGAAGTAATAATTAACTGAGGGGGTCGCTGTGGCTCCCTCTATTTTCAATTTAATTTAAAATCAAATGGAACAATTAAAATCGAGAACTTATATTCTCCTAAGATCAGACGCGCCACTTAGTTTGATGATCCCATCTAAGGGAACAGCTAGAAGACCGCTACTTTACTTTGATGGTAAAGCAAACAGACAGCTGAGATATTCAGCAAATCAGCCAAGCCCATTTATTGACGAGCAGGACGGGAATGTAGTCCTTGAGCCAATTGTATTTGAGGATGGTATGTTACACGTACCAGAAAGCAATCCAGTACTACAGCAGTTTCTTTATTATCACCCAGGAAATGGAAAGATTTTTGAAGAACTAGATCCAGAGAAAGACGCTCAGAATGATCTTATCGATCTAGATATTGAGGTGAACGCGCTTATTGCTGCTAAATCAATGGAGCTTTCAATGATGGAGACAGTTGCTAGAATTGGTCTTGGTATTCAGGCAGATAAGAAAACATCTTCAGAACTAAAGAGAGACGTACTTGTTTTTGCGAAGCAGTACCCAATTAGATTTATGGAGATATTAAATGATCCAATGCTAAGAGTTCAAGACATTGTAGCCAGAGCATTTGAGCAGCAAATCCTTAAAACTAGAAACAAGGGAAGAGATATTTATTTCAACCTTTCAGATAACAAGAGCAAGTTTATGACTATCCCATTCGGAGAGCATAGAATCTCAACAGTATCTAAATACCTACAGACAGATGAAGGTATTGAAACACTAAAGTTACTTGAAAGAAATGTTGAGTAGTCTAAATTAAGAGAGGGTAATACCTCTCTTTTTTTTTACTATCTTTGTACAAAAAGAATGGGATGATAAATTCAGTAAGAAATACGGTACTGTCTGTTTTGAACAAAAATAATTACGGGTACATTAGCCCTAATGATTTCAACCTATTTGCCAAGCAAGCACAGCTAGACATCTTTGAAAATTATTTCTACAGATACAATTACCAGATCTTGAAAGAAAATGCTAGAGAGTCTGGTACTGGCTATGCTGATATTAAGAAGCAGTACGAGGAAGTTATTGACTCATTATCAAAAATTGTATCACTTACTAAGACTTCTGGTACATTTGATCTTCCTGCTGACTATTACACTATTGTTAGGGTAATCCATACAAACAATGTTGGCAAGATGGTGGAAGTCGAGAAGGTTCCAATTGCTAGAGCTCAACAACTTTTGATGTCGAACTTGACTCAGCCAATTGAATTGTTCCCAGCGTACGTACAACTTGAGGATAAGTTAACCGTTTATCCTGACACAATTTCAACTGGTGTTTCTTGCTACTACGTTAGATATCCTAAAGATCCTAAGTGGACATATACACTGGTTTCTGGTGAGCCATTGTTTAACCAAGGAGCCGTAGATTATCAGGACTTTGAGTTACCACTTACAGATGAACCGACTCTTGTCGCTAAAATTTTGCAGTTTGCTGGAATGTCAATTAGAGAGATTGAAGCTCTTAACTTTGCAAATCAGCAAGAACAAACAGAAATTGTTATTGAGAAATAATGCCACTATACAACAAATATCTATCTGACCTTCAGTACTATAGCAACAATGGTAACACACCAGAGGATGCTAACTGGGGATCTTATCAGTACGTATCTTTAGAAGATATCGTCAACAACTTCATGTTGATGTACCAAGGAGACCATGAACTGATGAATAACCTCAACAGGTATAAGGTTTTATTTTACACGAAGAGAGCTATTCAAGAATTGAACTACGATGCGATGAAGGAGATTAAAGTCCTTGAGCAAAAAGTAGGCCCAAACTTGAAGTTTGTCTTGCCTTCTGACTACGTGAACTGGGTTAAGATCTCTTTATACAAGGATGGTTTAATTCTTCCATTAACTGAGAATATTCAGATAAACTCAGCGGTTGAATACGTTCAGGATAACAATTATAAGGTTGTTGTAGATCAGAACGGTGTAGTTATTGAAGCTCAAAACTCAACACTAGATTTTGACAGATTAAATAACATTCAGAAAAGTATTTACTTGAATCCATCTAGTCCATACCACAATATGTGGGGATGGGAGTACGGAGGAAACTGGTACTTCGATTATGCTGCTGGTAGTAGATACGGTCTAAATACAGAAACAGCTAATCAAAACCCTACCTTTAAGATAGACAAGAAAGCTGGTGTTATTAATTTTACTAATCAAATGGCTAACGAGTCATGCATACTAGAATACATTTCAGACGGAATGGAGTATACATCTGTAGCCACAGCACCTCCTGGTAAGCCAGTTGCTGTTAGAGATGACTCTGCTATCAGTGTAAACAAAATGTTTGAGAACTATATCTACTCATTCATTAAGTATTCAATACTAAACAATAAGTTGGGAGTTCAGGAATATATTGTTGCTAGAGCTAGAAAAGAAATGACAGCTCTATTGAGAAATGCGAAAATAAGAATTAGCAATATTCACCCAGGAAGACTACTCATGAATATGAGAGGTCAAAACAAGATGATTAAATAGGTATGGATTTAGTTAAAACCTTTGTAAAGGGAAGGATGAATAAAAGCCTTGATGAGAGGCTTATACCTGATGGCGAATATATTGACGCCATGAATGTTCGTGTTGGCTCTACTGAGTTGACTGACGTTGGTTCTTTAGAAAACACGAAGGGTAACGTAAAGATTTCTAACATACTTTACAACGATGAGCCACTAGATCCTACTGCAACTTGCATTGGCGCATTTCAAGATGGTGTAAACGATACTATTTATTGGTTCATACACTCTCCAACAGACGGTGTTGACATGATTGTGTCAATGAATGTCAATAGTGGGTTTACTGTATATCATGTAGTTAGCACATCTATTTTAAATTTCAGTAGACAGCACCTGATCAATGGAGTAAATAAAGTAGAGGATCTTCTTTTCTTTACTGACGGATACAATCCACCACGAAAAATAAACGTAAAGAGATCATACCCTACAGAGCCTGATCTTAAAGAGTCTGATATTTCTGTTATTGTTGCTCCTCCTCATGAAGCTCCAACCATAGAGCTTATTAATATTAATGGGGATGAAAATTATATTGAAGATAAGTTCTTGTCTTTTGCTTACAGATATAAGTATTTAGACGGTGAATACAGTGCTGTATCTCAATTTAGCGAAATAGCTTTTGAACCAGGGTTTTTTAATTTTAATTTTAAAACTTTTGGAAATGGAGGAATGAGGAATTCTTTCAATGCTGTAAACGTAACATTTAATACTGGAGGAGATAATATTGTTGGGGTTGACCTTTTATTTAAAAACTCTGTGTCTAACGTAATAAATGTCATAGAGAAGTATGATAAAAGATTGCTTAACCTACCAGATAATTCTGATTACACAGTACAGTTTAGCTCTAAAAAAATATTTACAACACTTCCAGAATCTGAGGTAGTAAGACTTTTTGACAATGTGCCTTTGATTGCAAAATCACAGACAGTTATGTCTAATAGATTGTTTTACGGAAACTATAAGGATGGATACGATATCGTTGATTCTAACGGAAATGAAATTGATGTAAGATTTAATGCGTCATTAGTGTCAGAGGAACTTGGTTATTTAGAGGTTCCTACAGTTGAATCTTCTTCTGTATATAATATAATACCACCAACTCCTCAAACATTTAACAAAACTCTTATAACAATAAATTTAGCTGGAGTAAGTTTAAAAGCTGGTGGGGCAATAGGTATAGATTTAACACTAGACGGAGAAATCGTTGGAGCACCACCTGTTTCTTCAAATAATATTGTTCAGTCATTTTACTTTCAACTACAGAAAGATTATTCTTCTGTATATGATTTAGTTACAAGTCAGGAATTTAAGGAAGCAATTGGCTCAGAAACATTTCATGCTACTGTTGATGACTGTGCTACTGAAGACGAAGGAACATCTTTAACTGATAAGATATCATGTCAGGCTACTCCTCCTTCTGGATTTAGTAGCTATGGTTATGGTATAAATGCTTTAGGAGAAGGAATTAAAATTACAGCTACGCCTGGTTCTTCATCATTTTCATTACAGATGATAGTCATGGTTTATCAGAGTGATACAAACCCTACAGTATTTGAATATGAATATTTTTCAGCTCAGTTTGTTTCAGCGGAATACATAAGTCAATCTGATGCAAGCAGTTTGCATAGTAACAGAGATTATTCTTTGGGAATAATCTACATGGATGAATTCAATAGATCTACTACTGTACTTGTTTCAGAAAATAACTCAATACATGTTCCATCATCAAATTCAGTAAAAAAGAATTCTATAAAGGTTGACATATTTTCAGATCCTCCATATTGGGCAAAGAAATATAAGTTTGCTTTATTGCCTTCTGGTTTAGACTATGAGACAATATATAGCACATTATATTTTTTAAATCCTGGAGACGGATCTGTTTTTTTAAACCTAGAAGGCAACAATCAAAATAAAGCCAAGATTGGAGATTCTCTTATTGTAAAGAGAGATAGCAACGGTCCAGTGCTTGATTTGATTAGATGTGACGTGTTAGACATCGTTTCAATGCCAGTAAACTTTATAGAGGGTGGCCAGGAAGAACCAGCTGGTCTTTATATGAAAGTAAAGCCAGTTGGGTTTTCTATAGATACATTTTCTCAAAAAATATTAGGTAATGAAACAATAAATAGTAATATTATACCATTTACTGATCCAGTATATCCAGCGATATCTATACCTCTATACACTGAAGATCCAGAAAATACATTTACAACTTGGGAAATACCAGAGGGAAGTATAATTACTTTTAATTTTACTATTAATAGACCAGATAAATCAGCAAAAGTAGGACAGAGAAAGTACGTGTTTAATAAGCAGTTTGTTGCTGCTTCAAACTATAGTGATTTACATCAATTTACTTTGGCTCAAAATATAGACTTTAGTCTTGGAGATAGTTTTGAGACTGGAGATGAGGTTCCTAATTTGAATGAGTTTAACCCAGCATTGGGCACGTCATATCCTAATGCAACAGGAGGTATAAATAAATATCAATTTTTTAATGCTACTTTGTTTCCAGGCGAGACTGGTAGAAAATTAAATTTTGGTATAAGATCTGGCACACCTTCTCAGGTTGGAGCTAGGTCAACTATAACTGGATCAATAACAGTAATCAGCCAAGACTCAATAATTGTATTTGAAACAGAACCAACTGAGCCAGCTCCTGCAATTTATTACGAAGGAAGCGAAACCTTTGATATTATCAATGGTGAGCACTCAGAAGATAGCATAATTCTAAATTTCTCTGATTGCTTCACATTCGCAAATGGAGTAGAAAGTTACAAGATTGAAGACTCTTTGGCTGCTCCTTACTTTAGACTTGGAGAAAGAGTTTCTTCTGTATCGGGACAAGATTTCCAACTTGCTGATAGATTTTCATCTATTACATATAGCGGTATATTTAACCCAGAGAATAACGTAAACAAGCTGAACGAATTCAACCTTGGTCTAGCAAACTTTAAGGATCTTGAGAGAAGATTTGGATCTATTCAAAAGATGTCTGGAAGACAGACAGATATTCTTGTTTTACAAGAGGACAAGATATCTTATGTGCTTGCAGGTAAGAACGTACTATCAGACGCTGCCGCAGGAACTGGAGCTATTGCTGCTATTCCAGAAGTTCTAGGCAATCAAATTGCTAGGATTGAGGATTATGGTATAAGCTTAAACCCAGAGAGTTATATTGAGTGGGG